TTGGTGAAACTGCACCATCACACTTATATTATTTTTGTCAATTTCATCCAAGTATGTCTGGAACCAGTACTATTACTGTAGTTCCAAATCGCTACCTAACTCCTAAGTTTCCATACATATTTGGTCTCTCATCAAAACAGACGCTAAATATACCTAGCAACCAAGGTGTTGGTGCACCTCCTGCTAGTGGAGGTGAGAGTGAAGGAGGTAGTAGTACACCACAAACACCTAGTCTGGTAATTACAAATCAACCTACCAATGCAACTATTGCTGATGGTGGTACACAAACTTTTAGTTTGATTGCTGTAATTGAACCTGAAGCTGGTACTATCGCTTACCAGTGGCAAGTATCTACCGATGGTGGATTTACTTGGGCTAACCTTACAGGACAGAATAGTTCTTCCTTACAAGTAGTAGCACAAGCGTTTATGTCAGGTTACAGGTATAGATGTGTGTGTATAGGTCCTGTTGGAGAACAGACACAAGCATCTAATTCACCTCTTGCAAGTAACCTAGCAATCCTCACCGTAACAGGTGGAACGAGTCAACAAGATACATCTGGTATTTTGAAGTGGGACAGTAATGTCGGTAAATTTGATATGACTTCAGTTCCTTTTGATAGGGACAACAATAACCCAGACTTTACTAGAAATAATATCAGACTTGACGCAACTAATTATGAATTCGACCTTACATAAATAAAAACGTAGAATAACCCCCCTACTATGGCTAAACAGAATCTCAATATTGGTGTAAGTGCCAATGATGGAACAGGTGATACCCTGAGAGATGGTGCTATAAAACTCAATAATGTTATAAACGAGTTATATACCTTTCTTGGCGATAACACCAATCTACAAATTAGTGTTGGATCTCCATCAACCAACCAAGTTTTAAAATGGAACGGTTCAGTATTTACTGAAGGACAACTTGCTGCATCTAATCTGACAGACGTGGACGTTAGTGGGGTTACTAACGGACAGGTTCTTAAGTGGAATACTGCAAATGCTCGCTGGCAGCCAGGCGACGATCTACAAGGTGGTGGTGGCGGTGGTTCATCTATTACTAACCTAACCAATAATGGTTCTGGTAATGTTGTTGTAAATACTCATTTTTTACCTAATAGTGATAATACATTTGATCTTGGATCTTCAACTCTAAGATTTCGTGATGGTTATTTTACAAACGCATCTATCTTCTTGGGTGATACCGCTATAAGTGCAGATCCAACTACACAAGAATTACAAAGAAAGAAGAAGAAAACACATACTGTAGAAAGCATTAACACAGGTGCAACTAGAACTGTATCATCAAAACTATCTTCTGAAGACTCAACACAAGAAGAACAATTCAGAACTCGTTTTAGTGCTATGACAGCTGGTACTAAGTTACACATCGAAGATTCAACTGGTGCAAAAGCAGAAGTTGATTTTGTATCGTTTACTGCTCAGAATGGTGCAGCACGTGGTTTTATTACAGTTAGTGCTGCTGGTGCCAACCAATCTCAAGAATTGTCAACCACAAACCCTGTTCATATAACATCTGTAAATAAGATGTTGAGTGAAGATGAAACAGGTACAGTTGCAATAACAGGACAAAAATTAGATTTCGGTAGTAGCAATACTATTGAATTTGATGGTTCTGGTAACTTACAGATTCCAGAGTCTGCTGAAATTAAATTTGGTAGTGGTGCTAATAAAAAACTATCATTCGATGGTAACGACAACTTGATTCTTGCTGCTGGTACAGACATCCAGTTTGGTACTACTAACAAAATTAGTATGGACGCATCTGGTAACTTAACAGTTCCAGACGGTGAATTACGTTTTGGTACAAGTGCACGTAAATTAAAAATTGATACTGATGGAAACTTAGAACTTCCTTCTAACGGTACAATCAATATTGGTACCAAGAAAATGAAGATAGGTGCTAACGGTGATATTGAAGTTGATAATGGTAGTGGATTTAATGAAATTGGTGGTGGTATTGGTTCTCAGTTGAACAATGCTCCTGCTGGTTCTTCTATTATTAAAGGACACGATAACTCTACTATCTACAAACCATCTCCAACAATTTTATATGTGTTTACTGCTAATGGTATGACGAATTACATAGTAAATGGACCTGGCTCTGCAAGTAATGCTGCTAATGGTCCTCTTGTAGTTCATAGAGGATTTACTTATGATCTTAAGAACAATGCTGGTGGACATCCACTAGAAATTAGAACTTCTGATCAAGGTTCAGAATATACAGGTGGAATTTCAGGAAGTAAAACAGCACTTCAAGTTTGGACAGTTCCATTCGATGCTCCAAACACCCTTTACTATCAATGCACAGCACACCCTGCAATGATAGGTACAATCACAGTCAAATGATTAAATGGCAAGAACAGTTCCAGGACAAGGTGCAGTAATTGAACCACTCTTTAATTCTATATTTGGCGTTAGAGATGTTTTTGTGGTGGATGGCGGTAGTGGTTATAACCAGTCTGACCCACCTCAGTTAACTATCGGTAACTGTGGAACTCCTATTAGAGAAGCAGTTCTAGAACCTATAATTGTTAATGGTCAAATTGCTGCTGTAAAAGTATTAGATCCTGGTGAAGGATATGATCCATTTAGAATCAAAATAGAAACTGCTGGTAATGGTACAGGTGCAAAAGCAAAAGCAATATTATACGAGACAGATCAAGTTGATATTAATGGTAATGTATTTGCTCCTGCTGGATCAATTCAATACATTCAGGTTTTATCTAATGGAGATGAATACTTTTCAGATGTTGTAACTGCTACAGTTGAAGGTGGTGGTGGATCTGGTGCTGAATTACGTCCTGTTACGGGTCTTGTAACGGGTTTATCATTAGAACAAGCTGGATCTAATTATGAAATAGGTGACGTTAACTTAATTGTGTCTGGTGGTGGAGGACAGGGTGCAACTGGTGTTGCTGAAGTTAATGAATTTGGTATTGTTAAATCAATCAATATATCAAATCAAGGTGAATTTTATGAGACACCTCCTGTTATTCTATTAAATGGTGGTGGTGGATCTGGTGGTAAAGCAATAGCAACTGTTGATCTTGGTGCTATTACTGATATTTCTGTCACTAATCCTGGTGGAGGATATTCAACTGCTCCTTCAGTTCTCTTTACTAGAAATACAAACTTAACTAAAACATCAAGAAACAGACAATCATTTAACTCTACACTATATGATATTACTGGTCTGTTAACGAGTGTTGATGAGAACGATCAAACGATATATGTTCAAACAACTGATCCATATCCAGGTTCAGGAAAAATATTAATTGGAAGAGAAGTAATAAGATATACAGGTAAAACAGGTACATCATTTACTGGTTGTGACCGTGCACTAAACTTTAGATACGATCAAAAAGTAACATTAGATGCACTTGCAGATGCTAATGGTGTATCAGGATATAATTTCTTTGTTGGTGATAGAGTTGTCAGAACTAATGAAAGTTCTGGTAACAAAATTGCTAGGGTATATGATTGGATACCGTCTGAAAGAGCATTGTATCTAACATTTGAAGTTGACGAACTAGCATTTATTGATGGTGGTTCATCTCAAATTAAATCTCAGGTTATTGACTTTTATGCTGGTGTTGCATCATCTACTCAAACTGGTGTTGAACCACATAATATTATTGATGAAGCAGGATCAACTATTGTCACATTAACAGTTCCTATCAGTTCAATAGCTGATAAAAACTTTGAAGATATTGCTGAATTAGATGGTGCTGGTGATGGTATACCTGATTTGATCAATACTGGCACTGATTTTGCTGGAGAGATAAATCTAGATGGTGGTATAGCATCATCATTATATGGTATTGAGGAAACATTAGGTGGTACCAATACAACATTGTTTGCTGTTGGAGACCAAATGGCTGATGGTTCAAATCCTCCATTGTCACCTACAGTATCCGTTGCGGGTTCATTAGGTGATGGAGATGTACACGTTGCACAAGTGGATTTCTTATTCCGTTCACATACAACAGGTAACTATACTATAGGTGAAACGGTTGTAGGATCTATCACTGGTATCACTGGTATAGTTACCGCTTGGGATGCAGCAACAAAAACCTTATCAATAGGTTCAACTGTAGGAAATGCTGGTAATTTCTTATGGAATAATAATGAAACAATCACAGGTAATGGGTCTGGAATTGTGGGAACGATACAACAAATTTTCTATCCTTCCTCAGTTCGCAATGAACCTGATTAAACCTAGTATAAATAAAAGGAAGGCAATAGCAGTCATATGGCACTACTAACTGACCAATTTAGAATATTCACTGCGGAGAAGTTCATCAAATCACTCGAAGGTCCTGACAAGAACCAGAGTGACATAGCTGCTGGTGCAAACAGAGATCGCTTGTATGTTTTTATTGGTAGACCCCAAGAATGGGACAACGAAAACAATCCACCAACCCCTGTTGATTCATTTCAGGAGTTCTCTGACGCATATGATGATATGATCTCTATGAAGCGTGTTCTTGCGAATGACGCTGTACAGGTTATACGTCGTATTGACTGGATACCCCCAGAACAAACTACTGGTGGTTTGGGTTATGTGTACGATATGTATCGTCACGATTACTCATCTAGTAAGACTGCATCTTCTGGTGCTACTAAATTATATGACGCAGATTTCTACGTTGTAAACAGTTCATACCAAGCATATAAATGTATCTACAATGGAACGTCGCCCTCAGATCCGAATGGTAAACCATCAACGGTTGAACCGACAGGTACATCTACATCTATTATCACGACTGCTGATGGTTATCGTTGGAAGTATATGTTTACTATCCCTGTTGGTCAGGTTCTGAAATTCTTCTCTGGTGATTATATGCCAGTGTTGACTGATACTGCTGTTATATCTGATGCTGTTGGTGGTGAAATTGATACTGTTGTTATCCAATCATCTGGTTCTGGATATAACAACGGTACATATGAAAACATCCCTGTAAAAGGAGATGGTACTGGTGGAAGAATCTCAGTTGTGGTTGATGGTGGACGTATTGTAAACGCTACTGTAACCTCTGGAGGATCTAATTATTCTTTCGGTAAAGTTATTATTGATGAGATTAATGGTATTGGTGCTGGTACAGGTAGTGGTGGTGCTATTGACGTAATCATTCCTCCGAAAGGTGGACACGGATCTAATCCAGCAATCGAACTTGGTGGATATCGTGTGATGATTAACACGAAGTTTACTTACGATGAAGGATCAGGTGACTTCCCAACTGATAACGATTACAGACGTATTGGATTAAATTTGAATCCACTTAAATACGGTACTGAAGAACTTGCAGATGCTATTACATTATCATCTACAAACGCTGTGATATTTTCTCCAGATTTCACAGGATCATTCAACACGGATGAAATCATTACACAAACTCGTACTATTGGTGGTCAACAGGTGACTGCTAGAGGTAGAGTTGTTTCTTGGAACTCAACAACTAAAGTTTTGAAATATTATCAGAACAGAGTTGATGGTATTTTCCCAGAAATTTCTGGTAACAAAACTGTATTTGATGGAGGTAATACAGTTGTTGGTTCAGGATCTGGTACTTCTGCTGACCCTGATATTAACTTCCCTATTATTCCTGGTGAAGCAACACGTGTTATAAACAACACAGAATATGACCTAGGTATGTCATTCACATCTGGATATGCAAAACCAGAAGTGAAAAAAGACTCTGGTAAAGTGATCTACATAGACAATAGGAGAGCAATCTCTCGTGCTGGAGACCAAATTGAAGACATTAAGATCGTAGTAGAGTTCTAAAACAATGCCACAGAATACCAATCTGAACATATCGCCATACTTCGACGATTTCGATAAAGCAAATAACTTTTATCGAGTTCTATTTCGTCCTGGTTATCCGATTCAAGCAAGAGAATTAACAACTCTGCAATCTTTGATGCAGAATCAGATTGAATCTTTTGGTACTCATATGTTCAAGGATGGCTCGATGGTCATTCCTGGTCAAATAGGTTATGACTTAGATGCAAAAGCAGTATTACTTCAAGGATCATTTTTAGGAGCAGACGTTGAGCAATATAGAACTAATTTAACTGGAACAATTATAAGTGGTTTAACTACAGGTGTAAAAGCAAAAGTTATATCTTCAATTCCAGCAACAGAATCATCTCGTGGATATATCACATTATATGTTAAGTATCTAACATCTGGTGGTGACGAATCTACTGAAAGAACATTTGTAAATAACGAGCAGTTAATATCTGAGACTGAAATAACTTATGGTAATTCACTTATTGAAGTTGGAACTCCATTTGCACAGTTGTTACCTACTAACTCTACTGCTGTAGGTTCTACTGCAACTATTGCTAGTGGTGTATATTTCATTCGTGGATATTTTGTTGATGTAGCAAACCAAACAATTATTCTTGATCAATACACTAACAATCCTTCGTATAGAGTTGGTCTAGAAATTTTTGAATCTATTGTTACTCCAGAAGACGATCCAAATCTAAACGATAATGCCACAGGTACGTCCAACTACTCTGCACCAGGTGGTCATAGATTTAGAATTAGAACTTCTCTAGTTAAGAAAGTTATTGATGATGATACAGATAAAAACTTTATTGAACTTTTAAGAATCAATCAATCTCAGATTGAAACTTTTGTAGAACGTTCAGCATATAATGAATTAGCAAGAGAACTTGCAAGAAGAACATTTGATGAGTCTGGTGATTATACTATTCGTGACTTTGATGTTCGTATTAGAGAGCATAAGAATGATGGTGCTAACGGTGGTGTATATTTACAAGGTGCAATGTCACCTGGTGGTATAACAGCATCAGAATCATATTATGTAATTGAAGTTGGACCTGGAAAGGCATATGTAAGAGGTTATGAATCTGAAACTCTAGTTCCTACTTTTGTAGATTTAGAAAAATCAAGAACTACTGTTGCATTACAAAACTCTATCGTTCCATTTGAACTCGGCAATTATATGCTGATGAATAATGTAAAGGGTTCTCCTATTATAAACGGAAACAGTATTACAGAAAACTATCAAGTTGTTGAGTTTAGAGATGTTAAACCTAACGGATCTTTATCTGCAACTGGTAATATTATTGGTTATGGTCGTGTCGCTGCATATGAATATCATAATGGTACTAACGTAACATCTGCTTCTACAGTATTCAAAGCATACGTATTTGATTTACAACCACTAACTTTGATGAAGTTAAGTCAAAGTGTAACAGTAGCACAAGGTCACGTTATTAGAGGACGTACTTCTAAAGCAAAAGCATTTGTAGAGGCAGATTATAATGGTGTTGATCTTATTAAATTGTATCAGTCATATGGACAGTTTAAAGTTGGTGAAGTTATTGAAAGAGATGGTGTAGAAATTGGAACAGTTGTTGAAACATTTACACACGAAATAACTGATGCTAAAGGAATGATAGGTAAAGATCCAGATACTAATGCAATTATTTTTGCTGGTGATTTCCTATTAGATCAAGAAACAATCATTCTTGGATCTAACTTTAATGTTAGTTCTAGTGGTGCTACTGGTACTATTACTGGTACACAGTCTAACTTTACTTTAGACCTCAGACCAGGTGATCAATTAACGTTTAACAATAGTAATACGTTATACATTGATCTTATCAACTTATCAGGAACAAATATTGATAATAATCTAACAAGTGCAACTACAGCAACTTATAGTGGTAACAATATTCCAGCAGGAGATTATGGATTTATGGTTCGTCAAAGACCACAAATTTATGATAGAGAAACTGCTGACTTGATGATTGAGATGCCCAAAGAATCAATCAAGTCCATCTCAGATGAATCTGCAATAGTTGCACGTTCATTTGACGACATTACAGTTACAGGAGCAAATGACTTTACTATTTCCTTACCAGCAGACGAACAGTTTTTGGCATATGATAAAGATCATTACGCCTTGGTGGAACTCGCACCAACCGCAGGAACACTTATCGACATCGAAAGCAACCTCTCATTTAATAGCACAGGTACACCGAGAACTTCCTTAACAGTATCTGGTCTTACAGGTGTAAGTACAGTACGTTTAGTTGCATCAGTTTCTAAAAACTCAGCTGAGAAGAAACTTAAAAACGCAACTCAGATGGAAGTTATGAAAGTAGAGAAAACTGCTAACTCATCTGATAATGTTAAATATGGTTTGTCATACGGATCATTGTATGGAACTCGTATTGAAGATGAAGAAATTTCTTTAGGATCTACAGACGTTTATAATATACACGCTGTATATGAATCAAATGATGATAATGCTGCTGTGATTCCTAATTTGACAATGCAGGATGCTACTATCTTTAACAAAGGTACAATTATTGAAGGACAGACATCTAAAGCAAAGGCACGTGTTGTAAACTTTAACTCTGTTTCATATGTTTGTCATTTTGTATATGAAAATGAAAGTCTATTCTCACTTGGTGAAACTGTACAAGGTTTTGATGCTAATGGTAATATAATCACTGGTCTTATTAATGATGCTGATGGATCAATTAATAATGGTTCTCGTAATATTACAGATAACTTCTACTTAGATCCTAACCAGCAAGGTCATTTTTATGACATATCTAAACTAATTAAGTTTGCTGCTTCTAGTGCACCTCTTCGTAAATTAGCAATAGTCTTTGACAGATTCACACACGAAGCAACAGGTGACTATTTTGCATCACAGTCATACGTTGGTATTGATTATAAAGATATTCCAGCAATCAAATTTGCTGGTGAAACAAGAGAGCTCAGAGATGTTCTTGATTTCCGTCCTGCCGTTACTCCAGTTTTATCTGGATCAGGAACTGTTAGTTCACCATACTATGTTAACTGTGCATCGTTAGACTTTAAAGATAGAGGATTTGCTTCAGGTGGTGTTGCAAATAACGCCACGGTTATTGATATTCCAAAACCAGAATCAGATTTCCGTTGTGACTATGATTATTATGTTGGAAGAATTGATAAGTTATTCTTAACAGACCAGCAAGGATTCAAAGTTGCAAAGGGTATACCTGGTGAGGCAGATGATGTACCAGCTAACATTGATAATGCAATGTTACTTGCTACTTTATATCACGAACCATATGGATATGGTCCTGAAGGAGTTCATATTGTTAGAGAAAACAATAGACGATTTACTATGCGTGATATCGGTCTTATTGAAAGAAGAGTTGATAACTTAGAATATTATACTTCACTATCTCTTCTCGAACTTGAGACTGCATCTCTACCTATCAAAGATAGTGATGGTTTTGATAAATTTAAGAACGGATTCCTTGTAGATAATTTTACAAGTTTTGACTCAGCTGAATCAACACACGAAGACTTTGCTTGTGCTCTAGACTTTGCTGATGGTACTATGCGTGCGTCCCATTATACAACGAACGTACCTCTAGAATATAATGGATCTGCATCTAGTAATGTTACTCTTCATTCAACAGGAACTTTAACACTTCCATATGTTGAAAGTACATTTATTGTTCAACCATATGCTTCTAGAGTTGAGAATGTAAACCCATTCAACGTGTTTGCTTATATTGGTAGATTAGATCTATATCCATCTTCTGACGATTGGGTTGATACACGTAGAGTACCAGATAGAGTTGTTAATATTGAAGGTGACTTTACTGCTAGTATCCAACGTCTTGGTGGTGATGTAAACACTGGATTTATTCCAACACAATGGAACTCTTGGAGAACAAACTGGTCTTCTGCTTCTAGTAGATCTGATACACAGACTATGAGAAGAGGTCAGTGGCCATATATTAGAAGAATTACTACAACAACTACAAACACTGTAAGTAACCAGTCACGTTCTGGTATCAGAAGTAGAGTTACACCTAGAATTGATCGTCAGAATATGGGTGATCGTACTTTAGAAAAAACAGTAATACCTTTTATTAGATCAAGAAACATTGCGTTTAAGATCCAGCGTCTAAAACCAAATACAAGATTCTATGCTTTTATTGATAATGTAGATGTAAATTACTATACAACTCCAAGATTAATTGAAGTTATCAAAAATCCAGTTGATGATAGTCGTACAAATAACACACCATTTGTTACTGATGAAACTGTTGTTGGTCAAACATCTGGATGTAGATTAAAAATTGTAAGTCCTGAATCAGGATTTGATGATGGTAAATCACCTTATGATGGATCTGATCTTCCAACATCCTATGCTTCTACAACAGGTTTCTTGAACATTGATACTAAAACAATGTCAGAAACAGTTGCTGGTGCATATTATGGTAATCCTATTGAAACTGAGATTCTTGTAGGACAAACATCTGGTGCTCGTGCTGTTGTTAAGACAAAACGTTTAGTTGCAAATACTAACGGTGATATGGAAGGTATTATGTGGATACCCAACCCACGTGTATCAACCAACCCAAGATTTGCTACAGGTACACGTGTTGTAAGACTTACTACATCAGACACTGACTCTAGAGTACCTGGTCAAGTTGACTCTGCTGCATCTGCTAACTATGTTGCGTCAGGTGTTATTGAAACTAAACAGACAACAATCTTTGCTGTTAGAAATGCTGATATTGTAAGAGATACAGTTACACAAGATAGAACTGTTAATAACACTACAAGTAACGTAACTAGAGACACAGGTTGGTATGACCCTCTTGCACAATCATTCTTGGTTGAATCTAAAGGTGGTGCATTCTTAACAAGTTGTGAGTTATATTTCAATACAAGAGATGAGAGAATTCCTGTATCAGTACAGGTTAGAGAGATGGCAAATGGTTATCCAACCACTAAAGTTCTTGCTTTCTCTGACGTTACACTTTTACCTTCACAGATCAATCTATCTGAGAATGGTACAGTTGCCACAAGATTTACATTTGATTCACCTGTATACGTTACAGAAAATAGAGAATACTGTTTAGTTGTTCTTTCTGACTCTAACGAATTCAAACTCTGGATATCAAGAATGGGTGAGGATGATGTTACTAATGACAGAACTATATCTGAACAACCTTATGCTGGTGTTCTATTCAAATCACAGAACGCATCTACTTGGACTGCTGACCAGTATGAAGATTTAAAATTCACATTATATAAAGCACAATTTACTGCTAACTCAACAGGTACTGCTGTATTCAATAATGCTGAACTTGCTATAGGTAACAGTGGTATTTCTCAACTAAGAGCAAATCCAATCAGAACTCTAAAACCAGAGATTAAGATTATTCTTTCTGATCACCAAGCAAACTTTACTATTGGTGCTGAGATTACACAGACTGATACATCCCCTGTACCATCTGCTATCATCAGACAAGTTGTACAAGGTGTACAAGGGTCATCTAATGCTTACATCATCGTAGATGACGTTGCAGGAACCTTTAGAGAAGGTGTTGCATCTGGTGCTAGTTACATCTATAGACTTGTATCTTCTAGATCACTTGCTGATATTACACTGACTGGTGTTACAGGTACATTTGATTCAAACAATACAATAACAAACGGTTCAGGAGCATCAGGTATGGTGACTGCATTTAATTCAGGAACTGGTGTTGTTTCAATTAAATCTGTTACAGGTACGTTTGGTGTGGGTGATGCTATAACACAAACAACAAGTGGTGCTACAACTGGATCAGGAACTATAGCTGCTGGTGGTATCAATGCAACTGGAGATGATATCAATGATTATCCTGCTGCTCCTATCTCATACTTCAACCAAGCTACTGAGATCGAAGTGATGCACGCTAACCATTGTATGCACGATACTGCTAATAATGTAAAACTAGAAGGTGTAATTTCAGAAGTTGCTCCTACAATCATTGACTCTGCATATCATACAAATGGTATTACAGCTGCGGATGCGGTTTCAGGAACCTTCCAGTTACACGTTCAAGATGCTTCAGCGTTCCATACAACGATCAATGGTGCTGCTGTTGCAACATCCAACGTGGGATACATTATTATTCGTGATCCTGAAATCAGTCAGAAACATTTTGAAATTATTGAGTACAGTAATATATCATCTGACGGTAAGATTATTACATTACCTTCTGGTTCTCGTGGTAAAGGTGGAACTGCTGCTTTAGCACATAGTAATACAAGTATTATTGAGTGTTATAACTTAGATGGTATTCCTCTAACAGAAATCAACAAGTTACACACTGCTATTGGTTCACCAACTCTTGACTCGTATAAGGTTGCAGTCACATCTGTATCTACAAACGGAGTTCAGAATGGTGGTGAAGATGTTACTGCTACACAGAACGTTCAGTTTGAACAGTTCTATCCACAACTTGAAATGAATAACTTCCCTGAAACGGATATTATTCCTAGATTGAACGCAGTCTCTGCTACATCCATACTTAATGGTGCAAACGTGAGTGAAGCATCATTCATTAATGATGGTGTGTACTTAGACTGTATTGCAAACGAAGATAACTATATGACATTCCCTAAATTGGTATGTTCTAAAGTTAACGAAGATGCAAAACTAAGTGGTTCTAAGTCATTGACTATGAACTTACTATTGAGTTCAACTAACGCTAACTTGTCACCTGTGGTTGATACAGATCGTTGTTCATTAATTACAACTTCTAATAGAATCAACCAGATTGAGCCTGCTAATTCTAACGCAGAGCAAAGAAGTGGTGATAAGAATGATGCTGTTTACATCAGTAAGACTATGAACTTACTGAATCCAGCAAATACCTTAAAGGTTCAGTTTGAGGGATGGAGACATCCTGATACAGAAATCCACGTTATGTATCGTATACAACCTGTTGGTGCGTCTATTACTTTCGATGAAATAGGGTATATATATTTTAACGGAAACGGATTGGAAGATAAGACAGTTCAAAAGACTGAAGCATATCTTCTCAGGGATTTAGAATACACCTATACAGGTGCTGAATTCACTGCTGCTCAAATTAAAATTATTATGACATCTCGAAACCAAGCATACGTACCCGAAATTAAAAACCTTCGTGTATTAGCTTTAAGTGACCTCTAAGAAACCTGACTTTCAACACGTAAAAGGTAAACCTGATTTAGTACGAGACACCAAGTCTGGTGCCATACTAAATACAAAAGCAACCCCTCCAGGATCTGCTGCTAAAAGACGACAAGAGAAAGATCTCAAAATCGAAACTATGCAAAAAGATATGGATGTGCTAAAATCAGAATTATCTGAGTTGAAAAACTTAATTAAACAATCTTTATTAAACAAATGACTGCTGACGCACCTGAAACTGTAGATCAGGAAAAACTACTTTCTGATTTCAAAACTAGATTAAAGGCATATGTCGATGAGAACCAACAGATGGCTCAAAAGATTCGACAGAATGAACAACAAGCACTAAAACTCCAAGGTGCTATAGAAACACTGGAGTACATCCTCTCAGATGGTGAACCTACTGTTGACAATGTAGAGACACAATAATTTAGAGAGAGACCGAGAGGTCTCTTTTTAACGGTTATAAATATCTTGGAGGCATATTGTCCGAAATGTAGGATACCATAACCAATGGCAAATAGAATTCAATTAAGACGTGATGGTGCTCAACAGTGGGCAAACATCAACCCTATCTTGGCACAGGGTGAACTTGGTATTGAAATTGATACATCACGTATTAAAATCGGGGATGGAGTAACTCCGTGGAATAGTTTAAGATATGAGAGACCACTAGAAACAGAATCAAACGCTGCTAATACACTTGTAAAAAGGGACGCTGATGGTAACTTCCAAGCTGGTGCTATAACTGCAACAGTTATTGGTAACGCTGCAACTGCCACACGTCTTGCTAACGCTAGACAAATTCAACTTGCTGGTCAGGTTACTGGATCAGGTTCTTTTGATGGATCATCAAACCTTACATTAACAACTGACTTATCATTAATAACAACACTTCCACATTATAATCCTGCTGATCCTGATGCTAGTGATCTATACACTCGTGTTAGGGTTAACTCACAAGGTAGGGTTATTGGTGCTGAACTTGCATCTACACTTGCAAACTATGGTATTACTGATGCTCAACCATTAGATGATGACCTAACATCATTAGCAGGACTATCTACAGTTGGTTTACTTGCTAGAGTATCTCAAGGAAATATAGCCACTAGACAGTTAACTGGTGGTGCTGGAAGAATTATATTTACAGTACCTGATGGTAGTTCACAGAACCCATTTATTGACCTTGCTGATACAGCAGTTGTTGTTGGTAATTATAACGTTGAATCATTAACATCTGTTAATGCTGCTGGTAGTAACTCAGAACCATATGGTACACAAACTGTTAACACAACTAAGTTTAGTGTTGATAGATATGGTCGTATTACATTAGCAGAGAATGTACCTATTGCTACAGCAGTAGAAGGATCTAAGTATTCTGGTTATGACGCAGGAGTAACATATAATCGTTATGACATAATTGCAAATGCTTCTAAGGTATATCAAGCAATTCAAACTATATCTGCTGGTGGTGGAGCACCTACTCACAGTTCTGGTGATGCAAACGGTTGGAGATTTTGTGCTGCTGAAGGTACTGAACAGAAAGGTCTTGCATCATTTGCACAAGAAGACTTTGATGTAGATTCAAATGGTCACGTAACCATTGCTGCAATGGGTGTTGATAATAACCAGTTGCAGAATAATAAAATTACATTCACTGATGGAAATACAGTTCAAGATTTTGAATTAGATAATGAACTAACAACTTCCACTGGACACACAGGATTTGATTATCTTAATTATTTAAAAGTAAATGACACTTCTGGAAATCTTTTGTTTGGTGCTAATAACACCGACAATAGTAATGCTGGTGGAGTAGATATCAATGTCGATACAAATATAAGTGGTGCTTCTATAAAACTTGACAGACCAGGTAACACTCCTCTGCAAACTATTGAAAGAACTGCTGGTTCACTTAAAATTCATCACAATGTCTCTTCAGCAACTGATAGAACTCTTGATATTGTTTCAAACAATAGCGGTGCTGGTACTGCTAGTATTAATATTACGGCTGACGAAGATATAACAATATCATCGACAAATGTTTCAAATCGTGTTAATGTAGAGGGATTCCAATTCCAAGACGATACTCTCAGCAGCACTGCTGGTACTATGATCTTGGATCCAGGTGACGACGATGCTGCAACTGGTAAAGTTCAGATTCGTGGTGACTTACAAGTAGATGGTACAACCACTACTGTTAATTCCACTGTGATGACTGTCGATGATCCAATCATCGTTCTAGGTGGTGACACTGCTCCTGTTGCAGATGACAACAAGGATCGTGGTGTAGAGTTTTCTTATTATGACACACAAGCAAGAGTAGGTTTTTATGGATGGGACGAAAGTTACGCAGACTCTAATATCTGGAATGGCACTGGTGGCTTTAGGTTCCTCTACAATGCCACTAACACCAATGAAGTATTTACTGGTACAGACGCTGCTATCATCGCTGGTAATCTCAGATTAACAACAAACACAGGTTCTACATCAACTACAACTGGTACATTAGTTGTAACTGGTGGTCTTGGACTTTCTGAGAATGCACATATTGGTGGTACTGTTACTGTTGCAGGACAAACAGAAATTAATGATACTGTTATCATCAAGTCTGATAACGAAGACTTCAAGATACAAACTGCTGCGGGTGTAGATAAGTTTACAGTTGATACTGATACAGGTAATACAGTAATTGAAGGTACATTAGATGTTCAGTTAGAAACTGAAATAACAGATAACTTAATAATAAAAGCAGACAATAAAAAGTTTGATATTCAAACTGCTGCTGGTGTCAGTGTATTTGATGTAGATTCTGACAATGGTAACGTACACACAGATGGTACTCTTGATGTAGACAGTGGTGTTACATTCAACAGTACCCTTGATGTAGATAATGCTACAACTCTAAACAACATATTAGATGTTGATGGTGTTTCTACATTCCATAATGATATTATTCTTGATACAACTGGTAAGACCTTTAAATTAAATAATGGATCTGCTGATAAGTTTGTAGTACAAAGTACATCTGGTAATACAGATATAGAAGGATCATTAAATGTTGGATCTCTAATTCACTTTGAAAGTACTGATACTCCAACAATAAGCACAGATGGAAGTAACAATTATATAATTACAGGTAGTGACTATGGTGCTCTAAGACTTGATGGTGGTGGTTATATTGAAGGTAATACACTATTCAATAGTGATATTTACATCAATGGACAGATAAACCAGAAAGACCAAGGTTCATCTAACGAGACATTCAACACACAGAACTTCTTAAGAGTTCGTTATAAGTTTAGAACAGGTGTAACAGCCGCATATACTCCTAACTATGCACAAGATAACTCATCTAACTTTAGATCCTTTGGCGGTGGTGGTATTGCTACTGATCTTCACATCGGGGATAACCTATACGTTGGTAAGAAAGCAAGTACTGATAACGTTGAGTTTAGTGTCAGTCCTGCTGGTAACGTCGTTGCTGGTAGAAGTGGTTTGGGTTCAGCAACTGCTGGAACAGTTACAGTCCACGGAGATGCAGTATTCAACCGTGAATTCAGCATTACAGGAGCTCAAACAACTATTGGAGATGCGTCAGGAGATGCCCTCTCGGTCAACGCTACAAGCACATTTAATGCACCTGTCACCCTTTCTGGTTCTAATGATCTAGAAGTTGGTGGTAACGCTACCATTGAAGGAAACTTAACTGTAAATGGTACTACAACTACAATCAATACAGTTACCACTCAGTTAGATGATCCTATTCTAACTCTTGGTGGAGATACAGCACCTAGCACAGATGATAATAAAGATCGTGGTATTGAGTTTAGATATTATGATGGTTCAGCAAAATTAGGTTTCTTTGGTTGGGATGATTCACAAGCAAGATTTGCTCTATATCATAACGCAACTAATACATCCGAAGTATTTGGTGGTACAAGATCTGGTATTGATGCTGGTTCTATCAAGTTATTCGATACAACCAATGCAACATCACCTTCTACAGGAACATTAATTGTTGGTGGTGGTGCTGGAATTGGATTGGATCTTAGAGTTGGTGATGATTTATTCGTTGTTGACGATGCAGATATTGGTGGTAACTTAAATGTCACAGGTACATTTGATGTTGGTGATGATCTAGCAGTTGCAAATAATAAGTTTAACGTTGACTCAGTAACTGGTAATACAACTGTTGCTGGAACATTTGGTCTTACAGGTATTGCAACACTTAACTCGACTGTTAATATTGTTGGATCAGGATCTAATTTAACTGTTGCTGGTACAGGATCTATCTCAGGTAACTTTGATATTAACTCTACTAAGTTTACAGTTGCTGCTGCCACAGGTAACACAGTAATTGATGGAACCTTAGACGTAGATGAAGCAACAAATGTCACATCAACACTTGGTGTAACAGGAATAACAACAATAACAAATGCTACTGCACAGTCTTTAAGTTCTGGTTCTCACTCTGCTGGTGGTGCATTTAGATTAACAGGTGGTGCAGGGATAGGTGGAAACGTTTCTATCGGTGGAAGTGCAAGAATATATACAGACTTAACTGTTGATGATGACTTACTTGTTAAGGATGTTACTGAAGTTCAAGGATTATTTAAAGCAACAAACACTGCTGACTCTGGATCTGCTACAGATGTAAATGCTTCAGTTCGTACTGCTGGTGGTTTAGCAGTTGCTAAGAAGACATTTATTGGAGATGACTTAAATGTAGGTGCAGGAAACTTCACTGTTGATGGTCCTACAGGTAATACTTTAATTGCTGGAACATTAGGTGTAACACAAAACACAAACTTATCTACATTTACTGCCTCTGGTATTGCCACACTTCAATCTACATTGAATCTAGGTGGTTCACTAAACATCAATAGTAGTAAATTTACTGTTGCATCTGTATCTGGTAATACTAATATTGCTGGAACTTTAGATGTTACAAACGCAGTTGACTTAGATTCTACTCTTAACGTAGATGGTAATGCTGACTTTAACTCTGGTATAGATGTCACATCTGGTAATGCTACATTTGCTGGTCTTGTACAAGCAGATAACGTAACTGATTCTACTGGATACTCTGATGCTTCTGCATCTATATCTACAGATGGTGGTTTATCAGTTAAGAAGAAAGCATACGTTGGTGGTGACTTCTCAGTTGGTGGTGCTGCTGGTATTAAAGCATCTATCCTTGCTGCATCTGGTAACACAGATATCAAAGGAACACTTAACGTTGATGATTCTGTAACCTTCGGTGGAACTCTTGGAGTTACAGGTCAGATTACAGGTGATGTAACTGGTGATCTAACAGGTAATGCTGATACCTCAACACAGGTTGCTGTTACTGAGACTAACAACAACGCACTGTTCTATCCTGCATTTATGGGTGGAAACACTGGTAATCAGTCAGTTCACGTTGACTCTGCTAACCTTAGATATAACCCATTCTCTAACACTCTTACAGTAACCAACTTCCTATCTACCACGAACTTTGAAGTTCAAGGTAATATGAACGTTACTGGAACTATTACGTTCCAAGAGTCACAGGTTGGAGACATTAGTAACCACGATACCGATGCTCTTAGTGAAGGTACTACAAATCTATACTTTACAGACGAAAGAGTTGATGACAGAGTAAACAATCTATTTACTGCTGGAACTGGTATTACTAAAGTATATGATGACGCTGCTAATAGTTACACATTATCAGTTACACAATCAGACATCAATACTGACAACGTAACTGAAGGTTCTACAAACCTCTTTACAACTGCTGCAAGAACAAGAACACACTTTGTATATGGTACAGGTATTCAGTTAAACACAGATACTATCTCTGTAACACAGGGTGATATCAATACTGATAATGTAACTGAAGGTTCTACAAATCTATTCACAACAAATACAAGAACAAGATCTCACTTCACTTATGGTAACGGTATTGCATTATCTGCTGGTGGTGAATTATCTGTAACTGAATCTGAGATCAGTACTGACAACGTAACAGAAGGATCTACAAATCTATTCACAACTGCTGCTAGAACTCGTGGACATATCTCAGTAAGTGGAGATCTATCATACAATGCTTCTACTGGTGTAATATCATATACAATTCCAAATACTATTGCATCTCTATCTAACCACGATACAGATGATGTAGCAGAAGGATCATCTAACCTTTACTACACAGATGCTAGAGCAGACGCTAGAATTGCTGCTGCATCTACAAGTGATCTATCAGAAGGTTCAAATCTTTACTACACAGATGCTAGAGCAGATGCTCGTGTTGTTGCTGGTATCACTGGAAAACTTGATGCTTCTGCTATCAGCACATTCGGTTTAACATTAGTTGATGACGCAACAGCATCTGCTGCAAGAACAACTCTTGGACTTGGATCTGCTGCTACTACTGCTTCATCAGCATATGCAACAGCAGCACAGGGTACACTTGCTGACTCTGCTACACAACCAGGTGACTTAGCAACTGTAGCAACCAGTGGAGCATACAATGACCTAACTGGTAAACCTACATTATTCTCTGGAGCATACAATGACCTAACTGGTAAACCTACATTATTCTCTGGTGATTATGATGACCTATCTAACAAACCTACGTTAGGTACTGCTGCTGCAACTGCCTCTACCGCATATGCTACTGCTGCACAAGGTACAAAGGCAGACGCTAATGATACTGACATAGATGACATCTATACTCAGTTAGTTGCGATTGGTAATAACAATGCGATTACAACAGTCGCACAACTTAAGACTGCACTACTAGCACTAGCAAGGAGTTAACTAAATGGCTGCCCCTAATTCAAAAGCAACATTAAAAGAATATGCCTTGCGTAGGTTGGGTAAACCTGTGTTAGAAGTTAACGTAGCAGATGATCAAATTGATGATGCTCTAGATTATACTATTGAAAAGTTTCAAGAATACCATTACGGTGGTTCTGAAAGAATGTATATGAAGCATCAATTCACTGCTGAAGATATCACAAGATTCCAAGCAGATGAATCTGAAACTGGTAGTGATACTTTACAAGCAGGAAACACAGGAACTGTATTTAAAACACAGTCAAACTATTTGATAATGCCAGATCATATTAGATCAGTGAATGGTATCTTTACTTTCCAAGATAAAGGTACTGCTAATATGTTTGATATTAGATACCAGTTACGTCTGAATGATTTGTTTGATTTTACATCAACACAGTTTCATCATTACTATATGATTCAGACACACCTTTCAACAATTAACTTCTTACTAGAAGGAATGAAACCAACTAGGTTCAATGCTTCTGATGGTAAGTTGTTTATTGATATGGATACTTTGACTGATGTGAGAGAAGGTGAGTATGTTGTTATGGAATGTATCAGTGCGATAGACCCTGCAAACTATACCAAGATATACAATGTGATGTGGGTTAAAGATTATGCTACAGCTATGATTAAAAAATACTGGGGTCAAAATTTGACCAAGTTCCAAAATGTTCAGTTACCTGGTGGAGTTACTCTTAATGGTGAGAAAATTTATGGTGATGCAGTAGAGGAACTAGAGAAACTAGATGAGCAGTTAAGAACTACATATGAAACACCACCTATGGATATGATAGGATAATGCCTACTAATTCTTACTTCACACACGGAACCAGTGGTGAACAAAACTTAGTTGAAGAACTGGTCATAGAACAGATCAAAATGTTTGGTCAGGATGTTTACTATATTCCTAGAGTTATAGTAGATGAAGATCCTGCATTTGGTGAGGACTCATTATCTAAGTTTGATGATGCTTATTTAATAGAAGCATATCTTGAGAACGTAGAAGGATTTGGTGGAGATGGAGATTTATTTTCTAAGTTTGGTGTAAGGATATCTGATAAAGTTACATTTATAATATCAAGAACAAGGTTCACATCTCTTGTTGATGATAACACTACATTAATACAAGAAGGTAGACCAAATGAAGGAGATTTGATTTACTTCCCTCTAGCACAAAAATTATTTCAAATACAATTTGTTCAGTACGAACAACCATTCTTCCAGTTAGGTAAGATCCATACTTGGGGTCTAGAATGTGAACTCTACGAGTACAGTGACGAAGACTTCGATACAGGTGTGGATGCTATCGATCAAGTAGAGAGAAACTTTGCTACAACAATTACTCTCAACTTTGCTACAGGTGGTACAGGAACTTACACAGTTGGAGAAACAATCGCTGGTGGTACATCTAACGTAACTGCTGAAGTTAAGTCTTGGGATGCTACTACAAGACAACTACAAATTTACAATAGATCAGGTATCTTTACAATCCCAGAAACCGTTACTGGACAGACATCTGGGGCAGCACATACCACAGCGAGTTATAATACCCTAAATAATACTAACTCAGAGTTTGATGAAAACTCATTCTTTGAGACACAAGGTGACAGTATATTGGACTTCTCACAAGGAAATCCATTTGGAGAGATTGGAGGCTCTAGTTAATGTTAGGAACATATACATATAACGAAATATTTCGTAAGACGGTTATTGGTTTCGGTACTTTGTTTAACAATATCGAAATTAGACGTGTGAGTGGATCTAAGACAGAGGTTATGAAAGTACCTTTGGCATATGGTCCTAAAGATAAATTCCTAGCACGTTTAGCACAAGCTGGAACTACTGCTGACAGATCAACTCAAATCAGTTTACCCAGAATATCTTTTGAGATATCTGGATTTTCATATGATTCTACTAGAAAGGTATCACCAACTCAGGTGATAAGACACGTTGATAACAATGATGGTGGTAAGACTAAAAAGTCTTTTATGCCAGTTCCATATAATGTGGATTTTGAACTTGCTATTCTTTCTAAGAATCAAGATGATGGATTACAAATCTTAGAACAAATTCTTCCAGTATTTCAACCAATGTTTAATATAACTATTAACTTGGTCGATGCTATTGGTGAGAAAAAAGATTTCCCAATAACACTTAACTCTGTTAATTATGATGATGACTATGAGGGAGATTTTACAACACGTAGAACTTTAATCTACACGTTGTCATTTACTGCTAAGACTTATCTCTACGGTCCTGTCTCTGACGTTACCGATAAAATTATCAAGACTGCTATTGTTGATACTGCTATGGCGGTAGATACAACAGCACCTAGAGAGGTTCGTTATCAAGTTCAACCCGATCCATTCACTGCTGACGCAGATGATAACTTCGGTTTCAACGAAATATATTCTGAATTTACTGATGGAAAATCAAGAAACCCAACCACAGGACAAGACGAGTAAGATCTATGGTGGCATCGAAGATGCACTAGAGGTTGAGACTTCTCTTGTTAGTGACATTACTAAGGACAAGAGTTCCGATTTAGCAGAACCTGTTGAGTCTACTCCTATCCAAAAACAGATCTTGAAAGATTATGAGTATTCTCGTGGTCAGTTTTATTCTTTGATTGAAAAAGGACAAGAGGCAGTAGATGGAATATTAGATGTTGCACAACAATCAGATTCACCACGTGCATATGAAGTAGCTGGTAATCTAATTAAGAATGTCGGTGATACTGCTGACAAACTTATGGATCTTCAAAAGAAATTAGAAGAAGTTCAAGGTGGTGGTAGTGCTAAAAACTTACCAGGTAACGTAACAAACAATACTATGTTTGTTGGTTCTACTGCTGAACTCGCTAAATTTTTGAAGAAACAAAAGGATAAATAACTTAGTAAAGGAATAGGAACACAATGTCAGTTTTAAATGTATTAGATACAACGACAGTGAGTGGTTCAGGAACTGCATACATAGTGGTCAAATCTGGTGTCGTACGTGCGTACGCTGCATCAGCATCCACAATAAAATTTGACGAAGGTCCTGCGATTACTCTTGCTGCTGGAGAAGCGGTTTTACTGTCAGTAGGTAAAGCAAAGAACGCTAAGATCGCTGCTGCGACAGACGCTGCTACAATGGTAATCACTGCTGAAGGATTCTCAGGTGGTGGTAGACATACTTTTAGTGTTGGAGATTATATAGAAACAGTTGATGGTGGTGACACAGATGGATTTACATCTGACTTTGAATCAGCAGCATCAGGTGGTAAGAAGGTAACAGCAATCACTGCTTCTACTATTACAACAGATTATGATTCATCTGCTGCAAGTGGAGACTATGCTCTCAGTGCTGCTGATGCAACTGCTGGAAACATTCCATTAGTAAAACGTGCAGTTAAATGTGTTGCTGGTAGTAACGCAGTTATATTAGAACAAGTTCAAATTGTAGGTGGCTAATGTCAACTCTATCTTTTAAACAATTCATTGCTGAAGGTGGTTTATCTCGTGCTGTTAGAAACTCTATGCAGCGTAATACTGCACAGTTAACAGCAAACAGAGGTAACGTATCTAGTGCTGAAAACAAAGCAAAGAATAAAGAACTAGGTAAAAAAGTTCGTAGTTTAGGATATGGTTACAAAAAGGTAGAAGGAAAATATGCAGAGAAAGACGAGAAGACAGGGGAAACAAAGACTGTAAGAGAACCATCTATTGTAGTTAATGCACCCAAGAAAAAGTTCAGAACTTTTAAGAAACAGATGAAGCGTCTTGGTAAGGAATACAATCAGGATTCCATAATTACCAAAAAAGGTAAAAAAGATGCTATACTAAATCCAACTGCTCGTAGAGCAGGAACTAAGGGTATGAAGTTAGGTCAAGTAAAACCTAATCGTCCCAACCCTTATGGGGAAACAAAAGTTAAAAACAAATCTTACTCATATGGAAACTGATCATAGTTGGAGGCAAGAGTATCTTGCTTCTAAACCAAGGTTGTCAGCATTTCAAAAAGAACTATTGACAAATGGTCCTAAAGGACTGTCCCAAGCTTGGATCCTAGGTGCTATGCACAATGAATGGAAGGTTCAAAAGTATGGAAAAGAACCTGAGCCTAAATCCCTTCAGTCATCATTTAAAGACTTTAATCGCAAGTACAATGGAACTTAAGTGTAAATACTGTGGAATCACACCTCCAAAAAATCATTGGAATTGTCAGAGGTGGTTAGATAAACACGAAAAAAACTGTCCACAAAAACCAGGTCATAATGGTAATTAAAAAATATTTCGACAAGTTTGTCGAGTGGGATAAGAAACTTATTGGAAAGTTTCAAAAGAAATTTGAGTTATCCGACTATAAAATGCTTTGCATATCATTTGCTAAAGGATTTATTATTGGTGCTATTCTTCTGTAGTCAATGACAGATGATCGTATCAAGTCACTTTGCTATACAAAAGACGAAGTTGACAAAATGATCAGCGACGCAGTTGCTGAAGCTCGTGCTATAGATGAAGCGTCTATGGCAAAGCACAATAGAGATGCGACTGTAATTAGTATGATTCTAGGTTTTACAGCATTAGCATTATTTGTAGACGGTTTACTAAGGATGATGGGAATTATTCCACCGTTTATGGGAATTGATATTAATATTATAGATCAAATAGTTGACAAAGTTAAGGTAGAGATGCTACCCTTAAAGAATATATTAAATCGGTAATGAACAAACGTGATAAAGTTAGAGCACAAGTAAAGTCTAGATTTTACTATATGTTCTGGGGAACTGCTACTGTATCTGTTGTAGCAGGGCAAATTTATCTTGGTACTTCTTATCGTGCTATGGGAAAATCAATGGATAGATGGTTTAACGAAACTGTTGATCTTATACAAAGACCACTTAGATACGATACTGGTCCTAATTATGAAGGACCTGAAGGGTTCTATGCACCAGTACCTAAACCAGAAGATTATATGACAGACAAAGCATATCCTATCTCATAAAAAAAGACCCTTCGGGGTCTTTCTTTTTGCTTTTACATAAGCACATCCTTGCAAATTCTTTTACACGTCTGTTGGTTATCATTACATTCAATCAGACATTCGTAATACTCGTGTAACTTATAGTCGTGTGGATCTTCATAAGATCCTGCTAATTGATTGTATGATACCAAGTTATGCTGCATACAAATCAACCTCCTTTTTGTTTGGTTTACACATAACAAATGCGTTTTCAGTGCATCTTGTTAACCCAAATTCTACCACTATTTATGTGTGTGTAAACCAACAACTACACAGTCAGTAACAGGGTATTTACACCTAAATAATACTGACACCCGAAAGATCGTAATGTCACACTACACAGTCGGATGGGACGACTCTAAACATATCCATCACGAGATTTGCGAATACGCAGAAGATTCTTGGCAAGCAGTAAAACAAGCACGAGAGGATGTACCTTATCTAAGGGAACATCCTTTTTCTATGAATGAAGTTCTGAACGAGGATCACTTGCTTGAATAGATTTAAAGAGATATTACCACCAAAACCAAAACCTACTTTCTTTGAGCAGATCAAAAGGTATGTCAGGATTTTAATACGCAAAAAAAGACGTATCCAAAGATTAAATAGATATTACTAATATTACCTATTAGTAAATGTTATCTACCGCATACCGTTTAAGACTAGAAGCAATTTGTAAAGATATTGCTGCTGGTTCAGAAGTCACTATGACTGATATGATTTGGGCTCAAAAACTTGGAAAAGCAAATACAAGTGCAAGGGGTATGTTGAGTCAAGCGAGAAGATTAGCAACTGACCCAGATGGATCGTGTTTAAAATTTTTAGATATAGGAGATCCACGTAAATCTAAAAGAGGATTCCAAGGTGCAGATGACGTAGCAGATTGGTTTAAGAATGACAAATCTGACGATTGGAGACAACGTGACTGAATATGAAAAGAGAGCACTCGATCCTTGTTGGCAACACAAACAAAAATGTGTCGCAATGTTCACCCTCGATTCACACAACACTAGCTACCTATATCGAAGAGAAGATAACACATATTACTGGCAGCATTGTAGAAAGGAAGCGGAAGACGACCTCCTCATAGATGCCGATAATATACAATTAGATTTGTTTGGAGACCCAATCTTATCAAAATCTTTTATAATGAAAGAGATCTTTTCAGTATAAATACCTATATGAAACAATTCAATACTTTCGTCTTAGATACTACAATCTATATCTTAGACTTTCTTTACAGAGGTAGAGACTTTCAAAGGTTTTGGGTTCTAGAAGTTATTGCTAGAGCACCATACTTTTCATTTATCAGTGTGTTACATTTTCGTGAATCTCTTGGTCTACGAGGTGAAGAACACATATATCTAATGAAGGAACACTTTTATCAAGCACTCAATGAAACAGAACACTTGGAAGAGATGGAACTTAGAGAGGGGAATAAATATTGGATCGATAGATTCTTCGCTAAACACTTGGTTCTTCTTTACTATTGGATTATGGTTGCTTATTATTTCATTAGTCCCTTAGATGCGTACGACATCAATATGAAAATTGAGAAACACGCATATGAAACTTACACGAAATACCTTGCATATCATCCAGAAGATACAAAGATTGCTGAGATAGCAGAGGATGAATTAAAACACGCTAAAGAATTACATCACGCAATGTCTCTGATCTAATGGTCGTTTGGAGTATCGTTTGGATGATAGGGATACTTCTCGTTTGTGTCTCAGTTGTGATATACTATATACTGAGATACGATCATTTCTTTCCAAATGAATAAGTTAGTAGCGATAATACCTTTGTTATTTTTAACAGCGTGTGGAGAAGCACCTGTTACTGCTAGTGTTGTTGATGCTGAGTTCTATGATCAACTTGTAGAACAGTATCACGAAGCACGAACTAAAAGAGATTACAGGGATGCTGAAGATGTTATAAATAGTGCATTAATGGAGTTTTACTATGGGGGCAATGGTACCACCGAGTCGGAAGAGTTGTTACAACTTCCGAGTCGTATCGATTGATAAGGTCGTTGATGGCGATACTATCGATGTAACAATAGATTTAGGATTTGATTTATATAAGAAAGAACGTGTTAGAATAGCGGGTATCGATACTCCTGAGAAAAGGACAAGAGACTTAGAAGAAAAGGCATTGGGAATAGATGCTACTAACTGGATGAAAGGTACACTGGAGGACACTATCAATGGAGACAATGAACTCATTATACGAACTGAACTTAAAGGTGGGGTTGGTAAGTATGGTAGGCTGCTTGGTTGGTTATACGTTGGCGATGATGATGTATCACTCAACGAACAAATGATTGCCGAAGGGTATGCGTGGGCTTACGATGGTGGATCAAAGAATAAGAACTTCAAAGAACTAATAGAGATACGTAAGTCATTTGGTACCTATTTTGATGAAGCACCAGGTACACCATCATCGGTTGAGTAATGGCAGAGAATCAGATATATCTTGGTAATCCGAATCTAAAAAAAGCAAACGTACCAACTCACTTTACACCTAAACAGGTAGAGGAGTTTGTTAAGTGTAGTAAAGATCCAATCTATTTTATACGTAAGTATATCAAGATTGTGTCTCTGGATGAAGGTATCATCCCATTTAATATGTACGATTTCCAAGAGGAGATGGTAGATAGGTTTCATCATAATAGATTCAACATAGCAAAATTACCTCGACAGTCTGGTAAATCTACTGTTGTTACATCATATCTTTTATGGTATGTAATATTCAATGATAATGTCAATGTCGCAATCCTCGCAAACAAAGCTCCGACTGCTAGAGAAATGTTGGGACGCTTACAGTTATCTTATGAGAACCTTCCTAAATGGATGCAGCAGGGTATTATTGGTTGGAACAAGGGGTCAGTCGAACTGGAGAACGGATCTCGTCTCCTTGCTTCATCTACTTCTGCTTCTGCTGTTCGTGGGATGTCCTTTAATATTATCTTCCTTGATGAGTTTGCGTTCGTTCCGAACAATATTGCTGAACAGTTCTTTGCTTCTGTTTATCCTACTATCTCATCTGGTAAAAATACCAAAGTTATTATCATATCTACCCCTCACGGGATGAATATGTATTATAAGATATGGCACGATGCTGAAAGAAAGAAGAATGAATATATAACAACTGACGTACATTGGTCACAAGTTCCTGGTAGGGATGCTGATTGGAAAGAGCAAACTATTGCTAACACATCAGAAGCACAGTTCAGAGTTGAGTTTGAATGTGAGTTCCTAGGATCTGTTGACACTTTAATATCTGCAAGCAAATTGAGGTTAATGGTTTATGAAGATCCCATCACTACTCAGAATGGACTTGATGTATATGAAGATCCTCAGAAAGAACATCAATATACTATTACTGTTGATGTTGCTAGAGGGATTGACGGTGATTATTCTGCTTTCACGGTTTTTGATACATCCACAGTTCCATATAAATTAGTTGCCAAATATAGAAACAATCAAATTAAACCCCTATTGTTTCCTGATATTATTCATAGGGTTGCTAAGTCATATAACCACGCATACGTATTGATAGAAGTAAATGATGTTGGTGCACAGGTAGCAGATATACTTCAGTATGATCTTGAATATGATAACCTCCTAATGGCAGCAATGAGAGGTAGAGCAGGGCAAGTTGTAGGACAGGGTTTCTCTGGAAGTAAAGTTCAACTTGGTGTCAAGATGAGTTCAGCAGTTAAGAAACTAGGTTGTTCTAACCTTAAAGGATTATTAGAAGATGATAAAATATTAATACAAGACTACGATATTATATCTGAACTAACTACGTTTATACAAAAAGGTCAATCTTGGCAAGCGGAAGAAGGATGCCACGATGACCTTGCTATGTGTTTAGTTTTATTCTCTTGGTTGTGTGTACAAGAATACTTTAAAGAGTGTCACGACAATGACATTCGTTTAAAAATGTATGAAGAACAACGAGAAGCAATAGAGGCAGATATGGCTCCGTTTGGTTTTATTCAGGATGGTATGGATGATAACTCATTTGTAGATGACGACGGTGAAAGATGGTTCACAGACGAATACGGAGACCGTGCTTATATGTGGGAGTATCGTTGAAAGAAGGGGAATCATAAATAATTTCTAGAGAATATTTGAATTTTTTTTCAGGAGAATAAGCAATGGCATCTACCCAACTTTCACCAGGGGTCGTTGTACTTGAGAAGGATCTAACAACGGTTGCATCTGCAACCATTGATAATGTAGCAAGTGTTGTTGGTTCTTTTGAAAAAGGTCCCGTAAACAAGATTGTTGATATTACTTCTGAAAAGGAGCTTTTATCAGTCTTCGGTAGACCTAACGATTACAACTACGAATACTGGTATACAGCAGCACAGTTCTTACTGTACGGTGGTACATTGAAAGTGGTACGTGGTAATTCAACTGCATTGAAGAATGCTATTGATACAGCACAGTTTACACTAACAACTTTCAGTGGATCTGATACAACACTAACAGTAACCGCATCAACCGACATAGCAGCACAGGATTTTATCTTGATAGACGCTGAAATTATGAAGGTTACTGCTGTAGTCGGTAACGACCTTACTGTAGACAGAGGACAGTTATCAACTGCTGCTACAAGTCACGGAGCTGGTTCACAAGTAACATTAATTGAAGACGCAGGAACATCCACTACTATGAATCAAGGTGGAACCCTTGCTGCTGGTGGTACTTCATTAACAGTTACAGACGCAGGGACACTTGGTGTTGGTACAAACGATTACATCAAGATCGCTGACGAAATATTACGAGTAAGTAATGTTGTTGGTAACGTATTGACAGTTAGCAGAGGAGAGTTGAGTACAACTGGTTCTGCACAAACTGATTCACAGACAGTTACTAAATTAGTCGTTACTGCTGGTAAGACAACAATTAACGAAGCAACATCAACTGGTGTTACTGTTCCAATCATTAGAAACGTTGAACAGTATGAAGCATCTGTTGAGTCTGCATCTAACAACTGGAAGTGGGGTGCAAGAACACCTGGTCTTTACGGTAACTCAATAAGAGTCGTAATGACTGACGCTGGTCCTGACCAGATCCTTTCATTGGCACAACCAACATCTGCTGAGTGGGAATTTAGTACTACCACAGATATTTCTTACAGTGCTGCAAACGCTGCTGCTAAGATTTTTAGTTATACAATAGTTGCTCAACTAGACTCTGCATCTATAGCAGGGGACTTTTCTAAAGATGAAGTCTGGAGAGCAGAAACTGATGCTGGTGTAGCAATCGCTGTACAAGGAACCGTTAAAGCATACGATCCTATTACAAGAAAGATTGAACTTGACATCAACTACTCCTTATCTTCTGACGTACTAGAAGTTGGAGATAAAATTTGTGTTTGGACAACTGCTAGTGGTGGAACTAAGACAGGAGATCAAGCAAAGATTGAATCAGTTGAAAGACAACTATCAGTTGTAACTGGTGCGAACAATGTTGCATTCGCTGCAAACTACACACTTGCAGATGACAATGCTACTGGATCACCTGTAACTCCTAACGTTAGTGTTGCTTCAGTTCGTTCTGCATACGATGATCTATACTTCGGTGGTGGTCAGAAATGGTCAAACATCGCAGCAAGACCTACAACTTCTCCGTGGGTTGCAGATCGTGGTGGTGACAACGACCAAATGCACATACTTGTATTAGATGGAGATGGAAAATTAACTGGATCACCTGGTTCAGTTCTAGAGAAGTTCCTCTTCGTATCTAAAGCATCAGATGCTAAAGGTGTACAGGGAGAAACAATATACTATAGAGATGTAATAAAATCTAGATCTCAATACGTTTACTGGGGAGCACACGAAACAGGATCCATTATGGATGTTGATGGTAGTGCTACTGGTGACATTGGTGGATCAGGTATTAGCAAATCATTTGATTTACTAAAACAGGCTGCTCCTATTAAAACTAATGAGACATCATTAGGTCGTGAAATTATTGGAACTACTAATAGTTCTACTGTTAAGTACTCACTACAAGGTGGTACTGACGGATATACACTCTCACGTTCAGAGATACTTGCAGGATTTGATCTTGTTGCTGACAAAGAAACTATTGATGTTGACTACATCCTAATGGGTCCTTCAATGGCAGATGCAAGTGACACTGTTGCTAAAGCACAGAAGATCA